GCATTATGCCTCGGGATGTCTCGAATCAAGCGACGCAGAACCCACTAACTTTGCACTTAATTTTGCACGGTCGCTCGATACTCGATTATTACTTCCTCGACTACTAACATGGTAAGCAGGTCGACGCACTGTAAGTCAACCCCGTAAAGGGGTAGCCTCGTTGGTAAAGCCAAGGTTTGTCTTTTATTTCAATAGTTCGAATAAGGACTTCAAATCCTCGCGTTATAAAAAAAAGTGGGAAAATGCCACAAGAGCTGACAAGTTATTTGGGGGCAAAATCCGCCGCGCTTCGAAGTGCGCGCGGATTTCTGTGACCTCCGGTCTGCCCCCCGTCCCCTTTTGTGTCTAGCTCGTGTCATTTGTTCCTTTTTTTTATCAACCCTCTGGTTCTTGTCCTTATCGAACCTTTCCAACTTCGGTGACTTACAGGTCGCCGCCCTGCTTTTACTTGGACTTGCGTCGAGTAAAGAATGACGCGCTAACATTAACTTAGGAGAGTAAGATGAAAAGCGTAGCAAAGAAAATTAAGCAAATTGTAAACGTAGAGATCCAACCAGAACGTGTAGATCATGCCGAGGCACTTGCACAACAAGTTATATTTGGCCTCAGCAACCTCTTTAATTACACAATTAAGTATGAAGACCGTGAAGGAAATACAGTAACTACCAATACTATGCGCTTTACTTTGACCAGCGCGTTCAATGGCCTTGCATACAGCCTGTCACGCCAAAAAGACTGGCTCTCAGGTCAACTAGATACACAACGCGACAAAGCCAAAGAAGCGTTGTTTGCAGCTAACGGCACAGAGATTTCTATCCAGAACATCCATCGTGCCACAGAGCGTCTGGAACGTATCGAGGAGGAGATGGCTGCCCTCGATCTCCTACTCACAAAATGTATCGCAGCCCATGACGCAATCTCACCTAAACAGTTTGAATACAAAGCTCAACCGAAGCCAATGCCTAGCAAGAATATAGATGTCAGCAACACTGACGTTCAATATCTTGCTGGCAAATTAGGCATCAGCCTCGACAGTCTGCCAAATACCAACGGCGTTAACTAATCACTAGGGAGGGAGGGACTACGGTCCCTCCTTCCCTTTTTTTGGAAGTAACAACTTATGAGAATCTGGACCTATCTTTTAGAGGCAGTGGCCCTGTTCAGTCTTGGCCTTGTGTGGGCAACTTTGTGGGTGGCTCTGCCATAACCACAATCGTAAATCAAAAGGAGAGAAACAATGATTCACTTCGAAAATAAATCCATGCTGTCCGGTTGCATAAACACCATGATATTCGACATGGAACCAGATGAATTTTATTCCGCCTATAATCATTGGCAGAATGGCAAGCTGATTCAGGATGCTTTTCCCAGCCTGTCAGTTGCCGAACGGGAGTTCCTCATGACAGGAATTACTCCCGATGAATGGGAAGACTTCGATATGTATGAAGACCGTCAACTAGCATCCGATATGTATGGACACCACTTCTAATAGGAGAAACAAATGTATTACGTTATTAACATGGGATACTCACGCCGTCTTCTTGTGCCGATGACTGATAAGAGTTCAGCAGCCGTTAAAGAATTGTTCGACTGCACTTATGCAGAAGAACGATATGTTCAAGGCGTAGGCCAAGTCTATGATGTGACAAATGATTATGTTCAGATCGAAGTAGTTACAGACGATAAGATCGATGAGATGGTAGAGCGGGGCAAAGCAAACCCACGACCAGAATAAAGGTTCTCCACAAGGGTTGCATTTGTGCAGTTGTTACTGTATAAGTGCAACCCAAGGAGAATTATTATGCTGATTGGATACTATGAACAACTGCTCGTATTATGCCGTGGCTCTGATGAAGAACTGAAAAGAGCATGTGCCAAGGCTGGTGTTCCAAGCAGCACATATTATAGGGCCAAGCATGGTCAAGAATTACGATTCAGCACCGCCCAAAAGATTGCCAGCCATATTCAAAAATACGATAGCGATCCCGACCAAGGTTTATGTGAACCGTCCGACTCAAATGGAGACGGCGTTTTACAAGGAGATGATTGCTGAATTAATATATACTCGTAAGAGTAAAAAGATCAGCCAAGAATCGCTCAATGCTTTGCTTGGTGTGACAGATGGACAGGTAAATAAATGGGAGTGCGGTGCCCGTCTGCCGTCCTCCTTTAATCTAATGTGCTGGTGCAATGCCCTTGGTCTAACAATAAAACTTGAGGCTATCAATGACAAATGAAAAAGTATCCGTCTCAACCCGTGAGACAGGTCGCCGTCCGACTAGAAATAAATACAATGCTAATGGTCGGAGGGTAGATGGCTACTGGTTTGCCAGTGATTCAGAAGCCAAGCGTTACGAGCAGCTGAAGATCATGGTTGAAGAAGGCATGATTGATAAACTGGAACTGCAACCAGAATATAAAATTATGCTGAAGAATCAGCACATTACTACATATCGTGGAGACTTTAGATACGCTGTCCTCGATGACATGGGCCGAATCAAAAAGGTGGTTTTGGAAGATGTCAAGGGGATGGTGACGGATGTATATTTGATCAAAAAGAAATTGGTCGAAGCCGAATATGGAATTAAAATCATAGAGATACCAGCCTCCAAGGTAAATCAATGGGCTGGAATTACACCCTAAAATAAGAGGCAACCATGTCGATTGAGGCTCTCAACTGGGCACTCAATCTGCAACTGGATAAGCCAGTCTGGAAGTCCGTTCTAATCGGGATCGCAAACCACGCGAACCCGAACGGTCAGGCTTGGCCTAGCGTTGCACGATTGAGCCTATATTCAGGATTCAAAGAGAAGGCTATCCGGTCTGCGATCAAGCAACTGATCGATGCTGGCTGGCTCCATCAGGAGTTACGATCTGGCACCACGCCACTCTATACTCTACCTATTGAGGGGTATACCCCTGTGAGGGGGACTCCCCCTGAGAAGGGGAGGGACTCTCCCCCTGACGGACACCCTAACCATAATAGAACCATCAAGAATAAAAATAAGATGCAACCAGATTGGATGCCAACGACCTCGATGATTGAGTTCGCCCATGCCAATGGCTTTAATGCAAGGAGAGTGCAAGATGAAGCAGACAGATTTAGGGACTATTGGATTGGGACTGGTAAACCAATGGCAGACTGGGAAGCCACATGGAGAAACTGGATCCGGCGCAATAACTCTATACAAGGATCGAGATCCAATGGAATCCGTCAATCAGTATCCGGATTGGCTGCTCAAAATCGTGCCGTCCTCGACGCTGTTCTTGGTGACATATATCAACATGAAGCGGCGATTGCCGGAGACCACCAACAAGTCGGAGGCAATGACGCGCCTCGAAGAATTGCTTCATATAATCAAAAGTAATCTGGAGCCAGCAGATCCACAGGCAATCCTTCATGCACTCGAAGCAGTCGCATCTGTATTCAAGACAGCTTTGCCAAATCAGATAGGTCTCAAAGTCTATCTCAGTATTCTAAAAGACATGCCAGTTATTGCGCTGCAAAATGCTTGCATCAATGTTTGTGCAACGCACAAGTATCCCAATATGCCTTTGCCGTCCGCCTTCCTCGATGGAGGCGGTCCGTCAAAGTTCATATTGGAGAGCGTAAAAAATAGAACAGAGGTCGCAATAAATAACTTGCGGTCGATGCAATAATGCACTAAGAAATAAACATAAGGAGAGAAATCTATGGACAGACTAGGCTATATCGGTGGCACCGATTCGCAACGTATCATGGCTGGCGACTGGGTCAATCTATATCGTGAGAAGAAAGGGTTAAAGCAACCCGAAGATCTATCAGGTAACTTCCAAGTTGCGCTTGGTAAATATACTGAGATCTTCCACATTGATTGGGTCATGAAGAAGCTCGGCTATGAATGGCGAGCAAGGAATGATCTTATCGTATCAAAGACGATACCATATATGGCGGGTCATCTTGATGGATGGATCGAAGATCTTAATACATTCATCGAAGTCAAGCATACAAACGAATGGATGAGTGCAGCTGACAAGGCAAGATATTATATGCCGCAGTTGCAGCACTACCTCTTCATCACAGAGAAAGACTTCTGTTATTTCTCAGTGATCAGAGGCAACCATGATCCTGAATATGTAACGATCAAAGCCGATCCTGATTATCAACATGACCTCATCGAGCGTATCAAATTATTCTGGTGGCACATCGAGAATAATACCGAGCCACTCGGAGATGAGATGTCACAAGGCCAGATTGAATATGCAAACAAGCTGGCAGAAAAAGTTCCAGTCAATAATCTAAAGAAGATCGACATGACCAGTAACAATCAATGGTCTGTCTTTGCCAAACAATATCTTGAGACAATAAGCCAAGTCGAAATCCATGATGAAGCAAAGCAGTGTCTTAAGGATCTTGTGACATCAGACATTGGCGAAGCCTATGGACATGGCGTTACCATCAAGCGCGACAAGCGCGGTTCATTGCGGTTCACAACAAAGGGAGAGTGAAATGTTAGCCGGAGATTTATTCTCACATGCAATGCTCAAGGCACAAGAGACATCGATGAAACTCCATCGCCGTCAAGACCAGCCAACAAGCATCGAGGCAGCGCAAGCAATCGCGCCTAAGCTGAATGAGATACAACAACAAGTATTAACCTATGCAAAGGTTATGAATGACGGCTTCACAGATGTTGATCTGAATAGATACTTTAACTCGACGGCATCGACATATCGAACACGCCGTGCCGAGTTGGTTGCCAAGGGATTGCTTGTCGATAGTTGGCAACGTGTGAAGATCAATGGTCGCAAACATATCGTATGGATATTGAAGGATTATTTATGACACTTACAGAAATGGAACATGCCTACTATGATCTTGCTATGGATGCGGCAAGATCAAACGATCTACATGTTCAGCGTATTGCACTAAAGCATCTGGCAAAAATCCATGAGCATCAACGGGAGACGAACGAAGAGACAGATAGACAGATCGATGAGTGCCTAACACAAGAACAAAAAGCAATGCTCAAACGAGCAACATTCCATATCATAGGAGAGAGATCATGAATATATATCAGCGACTTGCCAAGGTAATGGGCGAGGTGGATTATATCCAGAAAGAAAAGAAACAAGGAATGCGTTATAGTATCGTAAGCCACGATGCAGTAACTGCAAAGGTTCGTCCCATTCTTCTCAAGCATGGCATCGTCTATCACATATCCGATCTTTGGTATGAACAGATTGGCAACCGCACTCAAGTCAAATTGGTTGTTACATTTGTTAACATCGATGCACCAGAAGAATGCATCGAGTCACATTCAATTGGCTTTGGTATTGATGACCAAGACAAAGGAGCAGGGAAGGCAATATCTTATGCGGTCAAATACGCTTTACTCAAAACGCTCGGCCTTGAAACGGGCGATGATCCAGATGAAAATCAGGAAGTTGTTTTTGATAACCCGCTCATCACGGAAATCAAATCAGCAATCGAGTTCGCAGCGACAGCAGCAGACCTCAGCAAAGTAGCAGAAGCAATCAAGCAGAACGCTACGCAGATCGATAAAGGCACGCTCGCATCTTTACGCGCGATGTTTGCCAAGAAGCAAACCGAAATCAACAACCAGTAAGGAGAGACTATAATGTATGCTTCAATTCAAGTGATCGGTAATGTTGGCAACTTCGAACTCAAGGAAGCCAACGATAAGAAGTTTGCCAGATTCTCAGTCGCAACGAGCGGCTGGTCAAAAGAGAATGGCAAGAAGACCACATGGTATAATGTCGTATGTTGGAATGGCAAACTCTCGGAGTTTCTTTCTAATAAGGTTGCCAAGGGTAGCAAGGTATTTGTTACTGGCGAATTGCAGCAGCGCGAATACACCGACAAGAATGGCGCAGTTAAAACCGCAATCGATGTGGTAGTCAGTCCATTCAGTGGCACTGTTATTATCCTGTCCGACTGGGCAGAAGGCGCAGCAGCAGAACCAATCGACGATAGCGTTCCATTCTAAGGAGAGAACAATGAACGCCTATGACCAACTGACAGAACAATTGGTTAATATGGTTGACAGCGCAACGGGGGAATGGAAACCCCCGTGGCGTATGTCTGGCCTCGAGTGCCACCAGAACGCCAAGACCCAACGCAAATATCAAGGCATGAATGTTCTAATGCTTTGGCTTCGACAGATGCGAAACGAATATGAACTTCCATTGTGGGCTACACTCAAGCAGTGGAATTCGATGGGTGCCAAGGTAAAGAAGGGCGAGAAGGGAACCGCTGTAGTTTTCTTTGACCAATACAAGAAGCAAATAAATGGAGGAGATGATCTTGTTACATACTCGATTGCCAAAACACATTATGTCTATAATGCGGATCAAGTCGAAGGATATGAACTACCGCAACAGCCAACTCCCCTCGATCACAATCCAATTGATGATGTCGAATTGTTTATTAAAAATACAAAGGCAGACATCCGGATACACGGTGAGCGAGCGTTCTATGTCCCATCGCAAGACTACATAGGCATGCCAGTGCTTGGCAAATTCAAAACTGCCGAGCATTATTATTCCGTCACGTTTCATGAACTTACGCATTGGACTGGCGCAAGCAAAAGACTTGATCGCAAACTCAGTGGCAAGGGTATGCGTTCCGAATATGCCTACGAGGAATTGATTGCAGAACTTGGCGCAGCATTTCTCTCGGCAGACTTCGGAATTATCAATGAGGTCAAGGAAGAGAACGCACAATATCTAAAGTATTGGCGCGATGCCATGAAGCAAGACAGCAAGATCATATTCAATGCAGCAGCAGCAGCAACCAAAGCTGTCAAATATATGTATGATCTTCAACCAAACATACAAATGGAAGAGGAGATGGCGGCATGATTATGGTTAAAGATTGCGCAATGGTTGTATCAGATATTTTATCTGTCCCGATCAAGGACATCTATGGAATACGTAGGCATCGAGTCATTATGGAAGCACGCTTCTATACATATTGGCTTGCCAAGAACTACACTATGTTCTCATATCCTCGTATTGCAAAGGCAATGAATCGAGATCATACAACGGTCTTGCATGGCGTTAGAAAGATCAATGGTCTTCTTGAGAAACGCAATGATCGAGCAGTCCATTATTGCAAGCAACTCAAAGAAGAACTCGATAGACGCTTTGGCAATATAGAAGAAAAGATTATCGAGACATGCGAGGAGAATGAACTCCGCGACATGATCCCGATCCTGACCAAGAGACTTTATCTAATCACACGCAAGTTATCAAAGAAGAACCAACATGAAACCAATCCAGCAAATCTCTAAGATCTTCGAAGAAGCAGACAAGATTATGAAGGAACGCCATGAACAATATGGCGACTACCGCACAAGCACACAACGCGCTGCGGCTATGGCCTCAATGATTACGAGTAAACATTTCACGGCCTATGATGTCTCGATGATTCTCTTTGCTGTGAAGTTATCAAGAATTAACCAAGATAAAAACCATCATGATTCTTGGATCGATGGTCTGAATTATTTTGTAATGGCATCTGAATTATCCAATGAGAAGACGGATAGTCAGGTGATTGAACTCTCATTAAAGAAGGTGAGCAACGATGTCAGTAGCGCAATTAATTCGTGATCCGTTCCTAATCTTTCTAATGTTTATCTACATTAGCACGGTCATTGTTTTCATCATGTCTTTGTTTAAGTGACACGGAGGCTAAAGCTAATGAACCTTATGGATAATGTCGCACGCATCATGGCAGAGTTGGATCGGTATTATAGAATTACTGGCGATCCAATCTATTATGATGCTTGCGAGTTAATAAAACATCTTTTGGAAATTATAGATACTGACAAAAGGATAGACATATGACTGGCATGGTAAGCAAAAGGTTAATGGTTGCAAGTAGATATGCAGATCAGGTAACAGTGGACCATATAATCCAATTAAAGAAAGAACTTGCCGAGGTAGTGAGGCAGAGAGATAATGCCTTGGATATGTGCTCGACCTTGGTGCGTATGAATAAGAAACTCAATGATGAGATCTGGGCATGGACAGATCCAGAGAAGCGGAGAGACCCATAATGTTGGATAGATTTAATAGACTTGCAACTGGCAATCGTATTGTTGTTAGATCAAAGAATTCAAAGGTTGCACATAAGTTTCTATTAGGAACTATTGTTCATACCACATCGCAATATGTCTATGTAGAAATGGATGCTACTGGTGGAACTAGAAAATTCAAACGAGAGCAACTCCTATATGCTGCGTGAAAAAGACATAAAGTATTTTGTAGCAAGACTCGGAGGCCATGTATTAACCATACATGTGAGCAGACATTATAAAGTTGTAGCGTTGTTCGGAAAAAAAATAATTAAGTTTGTTCATCCTAAAAGCCCGAGCGATCATCGAGGACTTAAGAACTTGGAGAGCCATATCAAAAAGCAATTGAAGGCTTAACATGAAACCACGCATTGCATTATTCATTCATGATCCAGAAGCTAGCCGAGAGTGTGCAGATGCCATGATCGAGGTTCTATCTGGTGATTTCCAAATAACAACATTCAACGAAGAGGAGTTTGACTATGCCCTTAAGGATGCTGACATCGTTGCTTTTGGAGGAGGGATTGGAGATGCTCAAAGATACTATGACTTTTTTAAAAGGAGAGAAGGAAATGCTGTGGCTGATTTTATATCTTCTGGTGGGAAGTATCTGGGCATTTGCATGGGAGCTTACTGGGCTGGTCGATCTTATTTTGATTTACTTACTGACATCAATCCTGTGCAGTATATTAAGAGGCCCTTGGCGGATGTTAAAAGATCGTTTGCAACAGTGGCTCAAGTAGAATGGGGGGACGTTGAAACCAAGATGTTCTTCTATGATGGGTGCACATTCGAAGGCAATGGACGCGCTCAACTTATAGCTAGATATTATAATGGAGATCCAATGGCAATCATCCAAGGACGCGTTGGCCTGATTGGTTGCCATCCTGAAAGTCAAGAGAAGTGGTTCTCTAAAAAATATCTAAAGAAACATTGGCATCGAGGCGCTCACCATGAGTTGCTATTGTCATTCACAAAGAAACTGATGAGGGAAAAATGATAGACCCAAATGAAACACCAAAAACCCGTGAAGAATCATTACGTGAAGAACGGCGCGATCTTGAACCAGATGAACCAGAATATGATGAATGGGATGATAATATAGAAGAGTGGCAAGAATGGCGGGACTTTGATCCTGATTGTTAAACAATCCAATTGCCACGGAAGACAGGGCGACCGTCAATAAGTTCAACTGTCTCCGGCGGCATCATGATTCCATTTCTAAATGTTACTACAACAAACCCTGATTGAGCGCGAGATGTTGAACCTTCAGCATACTCAAATGCTTTATGAGATGGATCTCCAAGCATACCGCATTCAATACCCCAATGAGTTCCATTGCGATTTCTTACTGCGGTTACTTGTAACTGATGGGTATGTCCCGTCACTGTTGATATGCCAGAGTGCAGAGCGCTGTTCCATCCAGCATGAATCCCGCTGCGGAACCGATGGCGAACCTCAAGATTGTTAATCATGGTTGCCCAGCAAAACTTCCATTGAGGAAACCGATCACTCAATCGACCAGCATAGTCATCTAATTCAGGTGCATTGTTGGCAAGATAATTGTCCACGCGCTGATCGTGGTTGCCCATTGTCCATACACGTTCAGCTGGCTTGTATAATGTATCAATCCACTGATGGGCGGCATTGATCTCTGCTGTCAACTTGGGTGCGTTCTGTCCAAGCAATGAACCGTGGCGGCTGACACGCGCACCATCGAGGATGTCGCCATTCAATACGATGACTCTTGGCTTAAGTTCCTTGCTCAATCGAGCAAAGGCTTTCATCATTATGGTTTCATTATGAGGCCAGATATGAGCATCAGATCCAATTAAAACCGTGCCATTATCAATCTCAATTTCATGGAATTGAGGAAGTGTCCATTCATGAGATGGACTATTATTTGCCTCTATGAACATCTCAGGAAATAATTGCTTGGCTCTTTCGAGGCGGCTCTGCACAGTTTGCCGACTCAATCTCATTCGTCTGGCTGCTGCTTGAGTGTTACATTCCGCACTATACCAATGTCGGACTGTATCCTCGGCAACTTCTCTAGCCAGTGAGGGAGTGCTCATCAATCATCTCCAATGATTTGACTTGAACGCGAGAAATACGGTTCAGCCATCCGCGACCAAAGCGGTCGAAGGTATCAAGACGGTGAAGGTATTCAATACGTTCTTGGGTAAATGCTCTGACAAAATCATCAGGATGCATGGCATTGATTTGCTTTAGTGTAATTGTCCCAATGAGTCCATCAACACTAACGCCAGCGGCAAGCTGAGCAAAACGAGAAGCACGGGTAACACCAGAATTAACAGCGCAATCAAAGACACAGTAATCGACTCCAACAGATAACTGGTCTGCCTTAACATAATCCCAATAGTTTTTCTTGTAGAGAGGACGCACATCTTCAGGAGTTAATGCTTTAATCATCTCGACGGTCGCAGGGTATCGAACCCAACTTGACCATGTGCCAAGAGTAACCCCTAGATTGGTAGCACCGCCTCTGTCTTTAGGATCATTTACAAAGCCGCCCTCGTCCTTCAGCAAAAGCTGAAAGCATCTTTCAAAATTATCTGCTGACATTATTTATTATCCGTGTGAGCGTGAGAAGATCCAAAGTAATAACTGAGGACCAGCATGAGTGCGCCATCGAGCGTTCCAAGAACACGGGCGATCAATTCTCTCATCGAGGTGTCAATAACATTGTTC